CTCGTTATCGCTTCAAGAACTGCCGACGCTACAGTAGTGAAGGCACTTTTCACTCCTCAGGGTTAAGGAGGTAAGCTATGAGAACAGTGGGATGGGTAGATCCTGCTGCCGCTCAGGAACCTAAAAAGGTAATCGCGGAGCCGGTGGAAGCACCGGCTCCCGTTATATCCGAGGAACCTGAGGCGGTAGAGGAAGAAAAACCTAAAAAGACCGCTCGCAAGAGCACAAAGAAATAACAAGGAGGGAGCTATCTATGGCCGCACTTGTATCGTGGGAGTATTATAGCTCCCTTTATTCAAAAGTAACGGAGGCGGACTTCCCTAAAGCGGAAGCTCTGGCCGAGAAGGAAGTGATCCGGATCGTCGGACTCATTCACTGGGGAGAGCTTAATCTCACAGACCTGGATAATGAGATCTACGGCGATCAGCTTAAGGATTGCATCTGTAAGGTCATCGACTTCATGGCAGAGGCGCCTAAAGCCCAGGGCAAGGGTATCGCCTCCGTATCAAACGATGGCTACTCTGAGAGCTACGTCCTGCAGAAGCAGAGCGACGCTATCGAGGAGCTTGGCAAGAACATCCGGAGCTGGTTATCCGGCACCGGGATAGTGAGGGCGTACTAATGGCACTATTCACTGATAAAGTAACCGTATACCAGAAGCAGAGCGATGGGACTACACTCCGGACAGTCGTGCCGGGAGTACAGTGGTCTGACGTGACGGATAAGTCACTATCTACCGGCAAGCTGCAGGTACATAAGTCTGCGAATGTCACCTTCCCGGAGGAGACTTTCGGCCTGATCGACTTGTCTACCTTCACCGAAGAGGATGCGATCGTCTACGGTGAGATAACCGACGAGGTAGGCGCTACGAGAGGCAGCAGGCTCTCGGATATCCTTACAGCTCACCCGAAGAGCGGCATCATCCGAAGCATCAACGACAACAGTAACCGCGATCTGCTTAAAAACATTAAGGTGGTGGTGTACTAATGCCGAATATGTTCAACCTTAAGAGCGTTATCGTGGATCCTGATGGCGTTCTGGATGCGCATGGCCTGGCCAAAAACGGAGCCGTGCAGCAGTTTATCGATAGCGAAGTACTTCGCTACTGTGAGCCCTATGTTCCTTTTGATCAGGGCACGCTTATCCAGAGCGGTATCATTAACACGGTCGTAGGATCCGGCCAAGTAAAATATCGCACGCCATACGCTCGGCGCTGGTATTATATGCCCGCGAACTTCCAGGAAGCACCTCGCAGAGGTAACTACTGGTTTGAGCGCGCGATACATCAAGAAGGCGGTAAGGATCAGATCCTTGCCGGCGCCAGGAAACTGGCAGGAGCTAAAGCATGACAATATCTGCAGCTATAGCCGCATGGCTCTCATTTTATGAGAACATGACGGTAGACACTAACCACATAACGGACGGCTCTGACAAGTACGGGCTCTTTAAGTCACCGACAAGGCAGACGAAGGAGTTCAATAACGGGAGCTATGAAGTAACGGAGTTCTACCAGTTCTATGCAAGGCAGGCCTCAGTCAGCGAAGCGGATCGTAAGGACGCGGACGCCTGGCTCGAAGATCTTACCTACTGGGCTGACGACTTCGGTTATGAGTACGCTTATCCGACACTTGACGGGAACCGCACGATCACGAAGATCGAGCTCACCGGCAATCCGTACCCGATGGAGACCGACTCCAAAGATACACTGTATCAGATGGCTCTGGCCATTACTTACGTAAGAGAAAGAGAGGTATAACTTATGTCACTTACAAGATTAAAGAAGCACAAATTTATCCCTTACATCGATGTCAGCACCACATCAACAGCAAGCTGGGCGAGAATCGGCAAGTCTACGATCTTCGACCTCACTCTTAACGCTAATATCGTTACGAGTGACTTCATCGAGGACGAAATGCCTACCGATGACGTAACCTACTACAAGCCTACACTCCCTCAGGAGCTGCAGACTAACGCCGGAGATGCTTCCTTCGACTACATCTATGAGATGTTTAAGTCTCTCCCTACTGGCGAGGACATCAAGAAGAGCATCCTTATCGTTTTCGCAGGTACCGGATCCAGCTGTGACGCTTGGCTCACTGAGAGCTCTGTCATCCTTAAGGATCTCAACACTGTAGACGAGAAGATCTTGTTCGATCTCAACATCAACAAGATCACAGCCGGAACTGTTACTTTTGACAGCACAACCGGAGCGCCTACTTTTACACCCGCATCATAAGGTCAGAATGTTAGGAGGAGAACACTATGATCTACACAGTAATTATCAACGACCGCAGTTATGATCTGCCTAAAAAGACGCTGCAGGTGACGGAGATGCTCGACAAGACCGCAGAGGTCGATAAGCTCAAGATCTCCACCAGGGACAAGTACAAGAGAGTCCTGGACTGTATAGTTAACTTAATAGGATCAGAGAATACTGCGGAGGCACTCGGCTCCACGGACCTGGCTGAGCTGGATCTCACTGAGATCACTCTCACATTTAGGAAGATCGTGGACGCCTATAACAAGCCGGTGCAGGACTACGTCAACGCGAGCGGCCTGGGAGCGCTTAACGGCTTCCCTATCGAGGAGCTTACTAAGCTGGCAGATGCAGCCACTAAGGTCGTAAATGCGGCGGACGCGGTAAAGAATGATTGATTTAACGAGGAAGTCCCTGCCGAACACCATAACGGTCTACGGCAGGGCTTTTTCTATATACACGGACTTTAGAGTGTGGCTTCGGTTCGAGATTGAGCTGACTGAGCACCGCAGTCAGAACGCCATGCCTATAGAGTACTTGTTTAAGAATGAGCGCCCGGTCTTTTGTCCTATCGCGAGCCTTTTGGAGTTCGCAAGACCGAAGCGCGAGCTACCCAGACCGATCAGAGGCGGAGCTTCTGACACGCGGGTGCTCGATTTTAAGATAGACTCTGATCTCATATATGCGGCTTTTTTGCAGCAGTACGGTATCGATCTCATCGATATCCCGGAGCTGCACTGGCATAAGTTCCTGGCCCTTCTGTATGGGCTTAAGGATACGAAGCTGGACGAGATTATGGGATACAGATGCTATGAGAAGCAAACAAACAGCAAGATAGACCCTTATGAGGAGCTCCGGGAAGCCTGGGCGCTCGATCAGATCCTCACGCCAGAGGAAGAGGAAGAGCTTGCTGCATTTAATAAAATGGCAGGAGGAGGTGACAGCGATGGCTGACGGCTCTCTATTATTTGATACTGAGCTCGATACGAGCGGACTACAGTCGGGCCTATCCGGTATAGGCTCAGTCGCTAAGGGCGCCCTGGGCGTAGCAGCGGCAGGCTTCGCAGCCGTAACGACCGCAGCGGTAGCAACTACCGGCGCGATCATGGACGGCGTGAGTGCGGCGGCCGACTATGGCGACAATATCGACAAAATGAGCCAGAAGATGGGCTTATCTACTGACGCATATCAGGAGTGGGACTTCGTTATGCAGCACTGCGGCACCAGCATCGAGGCGCTTAAGCCTTCCATGAAGACGCTGGCCATGGCAGCAGAAAAAGGTAGCGACGCCTTCCAGCAGCTCGGCATATCCGAGGAGCAGATAGCGACAATGTCCCAGGAAGAACTTTTTAACGCAACCATCGCGGGCCTGCAGAACGTGACCGACGAGACGCAGAGGACGGCGCTGGCCGCTGAGCTCTTAGGACGTGGTGCGACAGAGCTGGGCCCGCTTATGAACATGACAGCTGAGGAGACTGAGGCCATGAGGCAGCAGGTCCACGATCTCGGCGGAGTTATGTCAAACGATGCGGTCAAGGCGGCCGCAGCATATAAGGACAGCCTGCAGAATATGCAGACGGCGATCTCCGGACTTAAGAATAAACTGGCCGGTGATCTTCTCCCTTCCGTGACTACTGTCATGGATGGCCTTACCTTACTCTTCTCCGGAGGAGATACCGACGAGGCTATGGAGATGATCGGCGAAGGTATAGATCAGCTCTGTGAGAAGCTCGAAGAGCTTATCCCGACGGTCTTAGAGATCGGTGGCCAGATCCTCATGAAACTGGCCGAAGCGATTATCGACAACCTTCCGACACTGATCGACACCGGTATGGAGATCCTTAACATGGTCATCCAGGGCATTATCGAGGCACTGCCTCAGCTCTTAGAGGCCGGTATGCAGATCATCACCGGACTGGTCAACGCAACGATCGAAAACCTGCCGATGCTCATCGAAGTAGCTCTGCAGATGATCATCACGCTGGCCAACGGTATCGTCCAGCAGCTTCCTACTCTGATCCCTGCGATCATCGAGGTAGTGCTGCAGGTTACTCAGACACTTATCGATAACCTTCCGCTTCTGATCGAGGGAGCTATCCAGCTCTTCCTCGGCATCGTAACCGGACTTATCCAGGCGCTTCCGCAGATCATCGCGGCGCTGCCTACCCTTATCGACAGCATCATCAACGCGCTGATCGATGCTATCCCGCTCTTAATTGACTGCGGCGTGCAGTTATTTGTAGCACTTATCGAAAACCTTCCGGCTATCATCGTGGCGATCGTCAAGGCGTGCCCTCAGATCGTTAAGAGCATAGTCCGAGGCTTTTTAGAGCTTGCGGGACAGCTTAAGGAGACCGGTACGAAGCTCATGACGAAGTTAAAGGAAGGCATCAGCTCGATGCTTTCTAACCTCGTAGACGCAGCTAAGAACATCGGCAAGAACATCGTAGACGGAATCTGGAACGGCATAAGCGCAGGATGGGACTGGCTTAAGGAGAAGGTCGGCGGACTGGCTCAGTCACTTTTTGACGGAGCTAAGGCAGCGCTGGGTATCTCTTCACCTTCCAAGAAGTTCAGATATCTGGGCGAGATGTGCGTCGCCGGTTTTGACGAAGGTATTGCGGACCTTATGAGTCCGCTGGATATGGGCGCGAGCATTAACGCGTCCCTGGGAACCATCGCGGCCAACGTAGGCGACGGCCTCGGCATAGCGGCAGGCAACTCTCAGACCTTTAACTTCTACGACACACAAACGTCACCGGATGCTATCCGGAGAAAAGTCCAGAATACTATGACGTTCGGACTGGCAGGAGGTATCTAATGGCTAATATGGTACTTATCAAGCTCATCCGGAGCGATCAGAAGACTTTTATCCTGGGGATGGGAGCCTGGAAGATCCTCTCGAAGGGCTTACAAGGGATAGACTTCCCAAACTTTTCAGTATACAGCGATAAAAACGGCGTCGGAGACGGCGCCCTTTTATCGGGCAAAAGAATAGACGACCGCGATATACAGATCAAGTGTAGAAGCGTAGATCCTAAATCGAACCAGGTGATCAGGGAGACGACGCTGGCGTTCTTCTCTCCGAAGTACACCTATGAGATCTATATCACCTATCAGGGCATCACGAAGTGGATAGAGGGCGAGCTTGAGGGCTTCTCATGCCCCTCTGAGAACATCTACAGACCGATGGAGCTGACCGTCAAGTTCTACTGTAAGGACCCGCTGCTTAAGAGCGTGGACGACTTCGGTAAGGACATCGCGAGCATTAAGGGCGGCTTCGGCTTCCCTTATATCGAGTGTGTGACGGAGAAGGTGATCCCCTGCTACGCTTCCATCTACAGCTATAACCACGAGGTCAACATCAACAACGACGGCGACGCGACAACCTACCCGAGAGTGACGATCAACTTCACCGGCTCGACCCTCAACCCGAAGATCTACAAGGATGACTACTATGTGCGCATCCTGGGAACCTTCTCGGAGGGCGATATCGTAGAGATCGACTTCGAGAACTGTACGATTAAGAAGAACGGCACCAACTGGATACAGCACATCGACCGCTCCAGCACGTTCACCCAGATGGGCCTGGAGCTCGGAGATAATAAGATGGGCTTCGCAGCTGACGACGGCGATGGCAATATGGCGGTCTATGTCTACTATAACAAGCTCTATCTTGGACTGTAAGGAGGTAGACTATGCAGCTGGCGTTTATGGATGCGAGTTTTAATATCATCCGTTACATCAAATTTATAAATCTCCAGTGGATCCGGAGATA